GAAAGCAATCTTTCTTATCCTGATGGAGACTATTCTTCTGCTACTACAGATGTACATCTTGGATACGAGGGTACAACTGGTGCTGAAGGTGGAATCGCTTACTATGTACAAGGTGGTCCTTCACTAGTTCATACAGAAACTGCTGACGATACAGAGACAGAAATCTCTGCAAAGATCGGTGCTTCTTTCAACGTATCTGACTCTACAGGAGTATACGCTGAGCTTTCTGGTGCTACTGCTGGAGAAGATGCTTCTGGCGATACAATCCGTAACTACGGTGCTAAAGCAGGCGTTAAGTTCACATTCTAAGTTGAACTAAATAACTAAACAACTAGGGGAGCATAGCTCCCCTTTTTTATTGTAGAGGAAACTATGAGAAACTTCGCAGTGTATACCAAGGATGATTGTCCTTACTGCTCAAAGATTAAACAGGTATTAGATGGGAAATCAATTCCTTATCGAGAATACAAGCTAGGAGTGCATTATACACGTGAAGCATTCCAAAGAGAATTTGGAAGGGGTTGCACTTTTCCGCAAGTACTGGTAAACTCAGACAAACTCGGTGGATGCACCGACACTGTTAAATACCTCCAAGAAAAAAATCTAATTTGATGGAAGAACTTTACGACCTTGTTGAACATGCTATAGATGCTGCTTTTGAACGAGAAATGTACTTGTTTGATTGCCTTACTTATCTAAAGCACATGAAGGCAACTCGTAAACAGGCTAAAGAATTTATTGATTCTAGTACAGCAAAAGAGTTAGCTCTCTTAGTGTACGATCTAGAACAATATATTAAAGGAGGTTCAGACAATGAACACTGCCAACTTAGAGAAGCATACGGTCATCTAGGTAAACCTAGAGCAAGAAAGTTAAAGACTTATCTCCATCGTATCCTAAGTGATGCTTGGACGTATGAACTATCTCGTAAACCAGGGAGGAAGAAACTCTCTAAATAAAACCAGTAGCAAGGAGACTCTATGGAAATCGCATTAACTGTTTTAATGGTAATCGGTGCATTCCTTTTAGGGGTCACGGTATCATGGCTAGCAAAAGGATACGTTGAAGACTATGTTGAAAACGCTGCTTATGCTAGGGCTGTTATACATCCCGAAATGTTAGACAGCAACGGTAATATAATTCATGACGAATTAATTTACCTTCGCAAAGAAAAAGATTTTTACACTGAATTCGATGAGGATGATGATTAATTATGGTAGCTAAAGGACTTGAAAATAGTAACTCTAGGTTACTTCTTAGTGAGATCTTACGAAAGGTCTCTAATGCAAAAACAAAAGCAGAGAAGATAATTATCCTTCGGGAGAACAATTCTTCTGCACTTAGGATGTTATTGATTTGGAACTTTGATGAGAGTGTAATCTCTATGCTCCCTGAAGGTGATGTTCCATACACACCTAACGATGCACCTGTAGGTACAGATCACACACGCTTAGAGCAAGAATCCAAAGGGTTCTATCGCTATGTTAAAGGTGGTCAGGATAGTTTGAAGTCTTTAAAACGTGAGGCTATGTTTGTTCAACTGTTGGAGGGTTTATCAGCAGAAGAAGCAGAGTTATTATGTTTAGTTAAAGATGGACAAATGAATAAGAAGTATAAGCGTATTACTAAGGCAGTAGTACAAGAAGCATTTCCACAAATTGAATGGGGTAGTCGTTCATAATGAACATTCTTCACGAAGATTGTGACCCCACGCTTGCAAAAGATACTAAACTACCTTATAATACTTACGTTGTAGAGTATACTAAGGAGGATAGGATTGCTTATGACATTGCTATGTCATCTAGTTCAGTAGAAGTTTTTGATTCGTACTATGATAAGTACAAAAAAGATTTTAAATTTCTTAAGCAAACTTCTGGAAGAGTTAATCCAAAGTTATGGAATCAACCGAAAGCGAAACCCCCAAAGAAACCAAAGAAATCATGAGTGTATACAAATCTAAGTCTCCAGCAGATAAGAAAGATATCCAGCGTGGAGCAGAAGTGGTGTCATTTTTTACTAAACCATTGTTCCTAATGTTGTTATGGAATTGGTTACTACCAGGTCTTTTTGGACTAGCAACGATTGGATATGTTAAAGCATTTGGTTTATATCTAATCTCTCGTATCCTTTTCAATCATGAACCAATTAAAATAGATTATGACTAACGTTCGTTTGATCTCTGTGACTCCTGATGCAGAGAAGACTATTGGTTATGTTGCAAGGGTATCTAACCCTAAGAACCAGGAGAATCCTAATGTAGCTGGACTACTTAAGTATTGTATCAAGCATCAGCATTGGTCTATATTTGAGCAAGCATTTATGAGCTTAGAGATTGAGACTACACGAGGTCTTGCAGCACAGATACTGAGGCACAGGTCATTTACATTCCAAGAGTTCAGTCAGAGATATGCTGACACCAATCTACTTGATAGTAAGATTGATGTACCTGAATTAAGAAGTCAGGACTTAAAGAACAGACAGAATAGTAATGATGATATTCCTCAAGAGAAGAAGGAAGAGTATTCAGCACTCATTGCTAATCATTTTGATGATGCAATGAATCTATATAATTCATTACTAGATGCAGGAGTTGCAAAAGAATGTGCAAGATTTGTTCTTCCATTAGCAACACCCACTAGAATCTATATGTCAGGTAGTATCCGTTCATGGATGCACTATATTGATTTGCGTTCTGCACATGGAACTCAGAAAGAACATATGGATATTGCTGAAGCATGTAGGGAGATCTTTATAGAGCAGTTCCCAATCATTGCTGAGGCCCATGATTATGTACACACCCAATAGAACTTATCAACAATGCCTACGTACGATTTTATTAATACGAAAACAGGTGAGGTTACTGAACACCGTATGTCAATGACTAAACTTGATGAGTTCAAGGAAGAACATCCAGAGTTGGAAAGATACTTTGGAAACCAAGCAACTTCTGCTACTTACGGCAAACCTAAATCCTCTGATGGATTTAAGGAAGTGATGTCTAAAGTACAAGAGGCACATCCACTTGCAAACTTGAGTCGTTTTACATAATGCCAAGAGCTAGAAAGAAATCTAACGGTAACGGTAATGGTACTGCACCACTACAACCCATGTCTAAGAAGATGATGAAGAGGAAGAAACCTATTGATAAGTCATACATGACTGAGATCAAACCTCTTACAGACAATCAGACACTTGCGTTTGATGAGTATAAGAAGGGGAAGAATCTTCTGCTGCACGGTGCTGCTGGTACAGGTAAGACATTCATTATGCTTTACCTAGCACTCCAAGAAGTATTGGATGAGGTGTCACCTTACGATAAGATATACATGGTAAGGTCACTTGTACCTACAAGAGAGATTGGATTTCTTCCTGGTGACCATGAAGATAAGTCATACTTATATCAGATACCTTACAAGAATATGGTGAGGTATATGTTTGGTATGCCAGATGATAATTCATTTAATATGCTTTATGATAACTTACGAACGCAAGAAACAATTGACTTCTGGTCTACATCTTTTATTAGGGGTACTACTCTGGACAATGCTATTGTTATTGTAGATGAGTTCAGTAACTTGAATTTTCATGAATTAGATAGTATAATAACAAGAGTAGGTGAAGACTCTAAGATTATGTTCTGTGGTGACATCACCCAGACAGATCTGGTTAGAGAATCCGAGAAGTCTAAGATATCAGACTTCATTCGTATCCTTCAGGAGATGAAGGACTTTACTTGTATAGAGTTTGGCTTAGATGACATCGTAAGGTCTGGTCTGGTCAAGCAATACTTAATCACAAAATACAATCTTGGTTTCTAAATGAGTTTTACCTTCGTTAATGATCCTATCGTACCGATAGATGTTGAACCAATTAATAAAGATGGGGTAAGGTTCTACCCAATTCCTGGTGCGGATAAATATTATCCGAGCGTTACCTCAATCACATCGTTTAAGAACGCAGCATTCTTCGCAAGTTGGAGAAAGAAAGTAGGTGAGTTAGAGGCTAATCAAATTACTGCTAGAGCAACACAAAGGGGTACTGCCTTTCATAGTATCACTGAGGATTATATTAAAGATAAATTAAATCTTGAAATATACTTGGAAAATAATCCATTATCTGTTAGAATGTTTCAGTCGGCCAAGACCACTCTTGATCGCATTGATAACATTCACTGTTTGGAGACCTTCCTATACTCACATTACCTTGGACTTGCTGGTCGTGTAGACTGTATCGCAGAGTTTGATGGTGAGTTAGCAGTAATTGATTTTAAAACCTCCACTAAAGAAAAGAAGGAAGATTGGGTTGAACATTATTTTGTTCAAGAAACTGCGTACGCAGCAATGTTCCTCGAACTCACAGGTATTGAGGTAAAGAAAATTGTCACACTCATTGCGGTTGAAGATGGATCTGTTCAAGTATTTCAGAAGTACAATCTTGATGACTATCTACAACTACTCAAATCCTACATTGAAGACTTTGTTAGGGGAAAAACGAATGCCTAAAGAAAATGTATTAGAAGATAAATTTCTAACCCCTACTAAATTCTCTCAAGAAATTGAGAGACTAGTACATGACAGTAATGGATTAATTACTTACATAGAAGCAGTAGTAACATACTGTCAAGAGAAAGAGATTGAATTAGAAACAGTACCTAAATTGTTAGCTAAACCTCTCAAAGAAAGGTTGAAGTATGAAGCTCAACGATTAAATTATATGAAACAATCATCGAAAGGAGTGTTACCTTTATGAGTTTTTTTAAATCAGATCAAGTTCAGGAAAATTTACAGGATATATTTAATACGTATCAAGAGATAGCATCTATGACTAACCAAGTACCTACCATGTCAAAGGAGGATAGGTTAGAGCATATAGAAAGTTGTAAGGTACTTATTGATAAACAGAAGACATTCTATTTCAGATTGTCTCTTGCTGCTAAGGAAGATGCCGAGGCAGCAGACATGAGGACAAGGATTGATGCCTTGTCTCAAGCATTCGGGTACAAGAGTCTCTTGGACTGCATGGATGCTATGGTAGACACGTTAGGAAAAGCAGAAAAATCACAGCTTGACCTCACCTAAATAGTATGCTACGATTACACAGTAGCAATCAAATACACTCAATACGGAGAATACGATTATGTCATTTGCTTCACTAAAGAAAGCTGCCTCTGCAGGTAGTACTCTTAGTAAACTGACACAAGAGATAGAAAAACTAAACCAACCTCAAGGTGGTGGAGGTGCTGATGAGCGTCTCTGGAAACCTGAGTTGGATAAATCAGGAAACGGTTATGCCGTTATCCGATTCCTTCCTGCTCCAGATGGAGAGGACATGCCTTGGGCAAAGATTTGGTCACACTCCTTCAAAGGACCTGGTGGTCAGTGGTACATCGAGAACTCTCTTACTACTATTGGTAAGGATGAT